ACCAGGCCCGCAAGCCCGATGGGGTCCGCAACCACCATCCGACCGTGAAGCCCCTGGCCCTCCTGCGGTATCTCGCGCGGCTGACGCGGACGCCGACCGGCGGCGTGGTCCTCGACCCCTTCATGGGGAGCGGAACGACGGGCATGGCCTGCGTCCTCGAAGGCCGACGGTTCGTCGGCATCGAGTTGGGCCCGGAATACCGCAAGATCGCCGCCGCCCGGATCAAGGCCCAGATGGACCGCTTTGCTCTCTTGGCTCCGGCGGAGGGAGTTTCTCCATGACCGCCAAGACGCCCATCGCCGCCGCTCGTGCGAACCTGTCGGCCTTGATCCGCGCCGCCGCGGCGGGCCGGGCCGACCTCGATTGGCTGCGGAAGGTCCTGGCCGACGCCGGGTACATCCAGAAGGGCGACCGGGCGACCAAAACCGAGGTTGAGACTACTCTGAAAATTATCGTCCGCGTCATCGAGGACCTCGGCCTCGAGTGTGCGGGGACCTGCGGCGACGCCTGGCTGGACAAGGTGCAACGAGGCATCGAAAGGCTTAACGGCGGGAGCCGGGAATCGGGAGTCGGGAGCGCGGAACCCACGGCGAAAACGGAAGGACAGCAAACGTGACGGCCGTGCTTAATCAACTCGTGAAGCGCCTGGCGGCCCTCCCGCGACCACGCAAGGTCGCTCCGGCGCCGCCCATGCCTGCGGCGGCGCTTCCGATGCTCGCGGACCTCGCCCGCCGTGTGGCTGGCCTCCGGCGCCAGCGGCCGTGGGGCGGAGCGGCCTCGGCCTACGACGCCCACAAACGCCAGGTGTCGGCTCGCCAGTCCGCCCAGGTGGCCGCCAAGCAGGAGATCGGGCCGCTTCCGCCCGTCGCCGACCCCGATCGCCGTGCGCGGGCCGCGGCGTCGCTTCGCGCCTTTTGTGAAATCTACTTCGCCCAGGTTTTCTTCCGCGCCTGGTCGCCGGATCACCTGACGGCCCTCGCGCGGTTCGAGGAGGTCATCCGCCGCGGCGGCCGGTTCGCCCTGGCCATGCCGCGCGAGGGCGGCAAGTCCGCCATCCTCCGCGCCGGCGCACTCTGGGCCATCTTCTACGGCCTTCGCCGATACGTCACTCTCACCGTCGCTTCGGGCAAGAAAATCCACGAGGAGTTCGGCAAGCTGAAGACGATCTGCGAGTCGAACGAGTTTTTAGGGGCCGACTTCCCCGAAATTCTCTTCCCCATCCGCGCCCTCGAGCGCATCACGAGCCGCCAGCGCGGCCAGCGGTATCAGGGCATCCACACGCGGATACAGTGGCTCGACGACCTCCTTGTTTTTCCCCGGATGCCGGGGTCGCCGGCCTCCGAGTCCGTGATTTTCTGTTGCTCCCTCCAGGGGGCCGAGGTCAAGGGCCCCGCTCACCAGACGGCCAATGGCGAACTCCGCCGGCCCGACCTCGTGCTCATTGACGATCCGCAGACCCGCGAATCGGCCCACTCGCCCATCCAGACCAAGCAGCGGATGGACCTCGTGCACGGCGATCTCCTGCCGCAGGGCGGGGCCGTCCGCGAACTGGCCGCCTTCGCCACGGTGACGCGGACCGCCCCGAACGATCTCTCGGGCCAGATACTCGACCGCAAGGCCTGGCCCTCGTGGCGCGGCGAAAGTTTTCCTCTCATCTATGAGTGGCCGAAGCGGACGGACCTCTGGGACCAGTACCTGCGGATCAGGGCCGAGGACCAGGAGGCCGGCGGCACGGGCGACAAGGCCACGGAGTTCTATCGAGCGCATCGCGAGGAAATGGACGCCGGGGCCCGCCCGGCCTGGCCGGAGCGGTTCAACGAAAACGAAATATCGGCTATCCAACATGCGTATAATTATCGCCTGCAACTGGGCGATGAGATGTTCTTCGCCGAATACCAGCAGGCCCCGAAGGTGGAAGAGGGCGGCCAGGACGGCGTCACGCCCGCCATCCGCATCTGCCAGCAACTCTCCGGCTATCCGCGCGGGGCCATTCCCCGGCGGGCCGAGCACCTCACGGCCTTCATTGACGTAGGCGAAAAGTTGCTTTGGTGGATGGTCGTGGCCTGGGCCGACGATTTCACGGGCTGGATCGTGGACTACGGCACCTACCCTGACCAGCAGCGCTGGTACTTCACAATGGCCGACGCCGCGGCGACGATCCGCCGCCGGCACCAGGGCGTCCAGATCGAGGAGGCGGTGCGCCTGGCCCTTGAGGCCGAGATCGAGGCGCTCCAGGGGAAAACGTGGAAGCGCGAGGACGGGGCGGTGATGACCCTGAAGGCCGTCCTCGTGGACCGGGGCCACCTGCCGGAAGTCGTGGACATGGTCTGCCGCCGGATCGGCGGGGTGCTCCTCCCGTCGCACGGCCTGGGGATCGGGCCGAATCACAAGGCGATAAGTGAATACGAAAAGAAGCCGGGCGAGCGGATCGGCCATCACTGGTGGATGCCCCGGACGACCGGCACGCAGATGGTGCGTCACATCCGGCCCGACGTAAACTACTGGAAATCGTTCGTCCACGCCCGCCTCTCGATGGGCCTTGCCGAATCGGGATCGCTTTCCTTGAACGGGAAGAACGCCGCCGAGCATCGGCTCCTCGCGGAGCACCTCACGAGCGAACCATGCGACAACCTCACCTCCGAGACGCGGGGGCGGACGGTGGCCGTCTGGGGTCAGCCCCGAGGCGGCCGAGACAATCACTGGTTCGACTGTCTCGTCGGCTGCGCCGTCGGGGCGTCTTACGTCGGCCTGGAGGTCCCGGGCGCCGGGGGGCGGGGAGGCCGCAAGACCAAGGCCGCGAAACTGCCGAACCTTTCGGACCTCATAAAGGGTTGAGCATGACGCCGGGAGCCAGGAAAAAACAGGTCATCCTCCCGCCCTTGTCATCGCTCCTGGAAGGTGATATGGTGGAGGGCGGCATCCGGTGCCCGAAGTGCGGTTGCCGCGATACGCGGGTCTCGTATACCTGGGACGTGGGCGGCGCCCGCCGGCGTAAGCGCGTCTGCCGGAACTGCGGCAGGGAGTTTCCGACGACGGAAAAGTGAGGACGGCACTTAGGCACTGAGGCAGGAGGCGCGAAGCATGTATATGGACAAGGAATATAGATTGCGGGCGAGAGAACGGTACATGCAGATGAATCTCAAAATCGAGCCGTTCGTGCGATCCTTTGAAAGACAATTCCGTCGATTGCGGAGACGCCTTCGGGCGCATCTTGCGGGCCGCGAGTTTCCACCTACCAATTTCCGCCTCCCTGATCCCGAATCCCGGCCTTAAATTCCACAAAAGTCTCATTAGCGAGAGTATTTGATCGTTCCGCCGGATTCTCTTTGACAGCCGCACCACCGCAGTACGATATAGGACTATAAGGTTCGTCCGGTGACGGGCGGACTGGGCCGGGCGCCGACGGGCGACGGTCCAAGAAAAACTCGAACGAGAAAAGGGCCGTGCGAAGTGTGCGGCCCCGCACGGCCCTTTTGTTTCGTTCGAGGCCAGGAGCGAACGATGGCTGAAGACGACCTGACCGAGTCGGTCCTCGAAAGCGCGGCGGGTCCGCGCGACATCGACATTGACGGCAACCGGATAAGCGAGCACTCGCTCCCCGACCAGATCGCCGCCGCGAAGTTCGCCGCCTCCAACCGTGCCCGCCGCCGGCGCGGCATGGGCGTCACATTCCAGAAGATCGTGCCCCACGGTGCGGTCCTCGATCCAAGGGACCTTTAGATGAGCATGGCCGGGAAAACGCGGGATGATCGCCGGATTGAGGCGTCCGTCCGCGCCTTGAAGGCGATGACGGAACCGCCCGCACCGAAAGCCGACGGCCGCCGCAAGGCCCTCGAACTCCTCGGCCAGCGGATGGACGCCCGCAACCGCGGCTGGGACGCCGAGGAGGAGAATTTCCGGGGCATCGTCGCTTCGACGCTTGGCGCGGGCGACTGGAGCAAGTTCACCAGTCTCTTGGGTTCGCGTCCTCGCGGCCTCGACCTCGCGGAGGCCGGCGGCCGTCCGATGGCCGCCCGCTACGATTCGGCCCTCACGACCGACGACAACGCCGCCCACTGGGCGATGGCCGACGGCCTCGCGGCCGACGCCGCCGCCAATCCCATGATCCGCTATGTCCTCCGCAACCGGGCCCGGTACGAGGTCGCCAACAACTGCTACGCCTTCGGTGTCGGCCTCACCATTGCCAACGACTTTGTCGGAACGGGGCCGCGGCTGCATCTTACGACCGATGACGACGCCCTGAACGAGGAGGTCGAAGAGAAGTTCCGGGCGTGGACCCAGGCCGTGAATCTGCCTGAGAAACTCCGCACGATGCGCCTCGCCCGCCGCCAGGACGGCGAGGCCTTCGCCCTCCTCATCTCGAACCCCGGCCTCGATCATCCCGTCAAGATGGACCTGCGGCTTATCGAGGCCGACCAGGTCCGGTTCGTGGACCTTTCGCTCCTCATGGTTCCGAGCGTGGACGGCATCCGGTTCGACGATTTCGGAAACCCCGTCTCCTATCACGTTCTCCGCGTCCATCCGGGCTTCTGGTCCTACGCGACCGGCTACGTCGGGTTCCCCTGGGAGTACGACGTCTGGCCGGCCCGGTTCGTGATCCACTGGTTCCGTAAGACCCGGCCCGGCCAGCATCGCGGCGTCCCGGAGATCCTGCCGGCCCTGCCGCTCTACGCGACGCTCAGGCGATACACTCAGGCCACGCTCGACGCTGCCGAGACGGCCGCCGACGTGGGCGTCCTGCTCTCGACCGAGGCCTCGGCCGAATACACGGACCCCGACGGCGACGCCGTCCCCAACCGGTCCTTCAACGGTTTTTCAACCGTGCCCTTCTCGCGCCGGATGTTCGTCGCCCTGCCTCAAGGGTACAAGGCCGATCAGATGACCCCAAAGCACCCGACGCAGACCTACGAGGCGTTCAAGCGCGAGGTCGCGGGCGAGATCGGCCGCTGCGAGAACGTG